AGTTAAATCCCATACTGACACCAGCATTTCCATTATGAGATTGGAATGTTGATGGGTCTTGACTTCCATTCATACTTCCCAATACAAAAGGAGAAAAACTCATGGTTGGTCCTTGACAACTTACTCCTCCACCATAAGTGTTTACTGCATATGGTCCCTGTAAAACTTGAACAGCTTGGTTAGTAACGTTACCAGTGGCACTGGCACTGGGACCAGCAATATTGGTGTTACTGGGCGCTTGTTGTGCTTTACTTCTTGTAGAACCAGCGATTGTTAATAACAGTATTCCAGTTATTGCGTAAAGACCGATATTGATGTGGTGGTTGATTGAGTTTCTGTGGTGCGATCTATCCATGTTTCTTTAGCCACTCCAGGCCCGAGATAAGTCTCACTAAACTGGAATGGAGCACCTTGAGTCATGATACTATAGTTTGCTCCTTGTTGAGGAGTGCCAGGAATGTTAATGTTAGTCCCAGTTACAGTATATGATGTGCCAGTTGTATATTCAACTTGGCGAATTGTTTCTATTACTTTTGTAGTAGATTCTGTAGTCGCATTGATTGTACCTCTAGTAAAATTAGGCACAACGGATTCTGCTAGGGCAGGGTAAGAAAACCCTAGCAGGAATAACCCTGCTAGGATATATCTCATTTGAATACGCTCAGTTCAATACTACGTTGTGCAGTTGCTGTAGTTCCAGCACCACCAGCAGTTACTGTAGGAACACCAGTAGGTGATAATGTACCAGCGAGAGAACCTTTGTCTCCTGCTAACTGAGTAACACTATCCCCATAAAGGTTGGGAGAAGCAATAACTCCATTAGAGACCGACTGAGTGGTGACTGGTGTATCAGCAGCATTGAAACTCTCTGAGAAAGTAAATGCTTGACCTGAAGTATTGATATCATAAGTTCCAGCACCATTTACCCCACCAAATGAGGTTGATTGAATATTTGTTCCAGAAGCAGAATATGATGCTCCAATTCTTGTTGATTGTACCGCAGCACCCTGAACATTTAGTTGAACAGAATCAGTAATTCTAGATGTAATTTCAGCAGCACTTACAGGAGTAATAAAGAATAACGAAAAGGCTAACAGAAGTCTTTTCATTTTTCTTATTTTGTGATAAACACTACCAATATTTAGGTTGAGCATTCTTTCAAAACGAATTTCTTGACAAAACCTAAATAAAAACTTAATATGGAGAATCCCACATCAGGGATTTTATTATGAGTCTGTGATGTGAAATTAGAGCCGTGGAAGGTGCCCTTCGAGAGAGGTGGTGTACCCCCCTTCTATACGGATGTAGAGTTCAATTAAAATTAATGCAACAATTCTTTACTGTAGCCCTGCCTCTTCTGGCATCGGTTACAACCAGTACGGCACCACTGCCATTCGTCAACTACAAGATGCAAGGACCACCACCTCCAGTGGATTCGAAACTATTCTCTGCTATTAAAGAGTTTGATTTTGTAGATGAAAAGAAGACAGCAATCCGCGAGGTTGCTCCCGAAAAGCCAAAAGAGAAAAGGCTAATTTGTAAAGGGTGTTCACCATATGAAAACCTTACCTTGGAATTTTTCCAAGATCAAGGAATTAAAGACAGAAACGCCCTCGCTACCATCATGGGCAATATTAAGCAAGAATCTATGTTCGTGCCTAATATTTGTGAAGGTGGTAGTAGGACTCAGTACCATCACTGCGGTCGTGGTTATGGTCTGATCCAATGGACATCTGCCGATCGTTATTATGGATTGGGTGATTTCGCTAAGAAGTTTGGTGGTTCTCCATCAACACTTCCAACGCAACTTCGTTATCTAACGACTGAGGTTCAGTGGAAACGAATTGTAGATAGGATGAAAACTCCTGGAAAATCTATCAATCGCTACATGAACTATGCGTATAGTTGGATTGGTTGGGGCATTCATGGTGCCCGTACATCTTATGCACATGAATATGCTAACCGACTGATCACGGTAGAAGTTTGAAAAATTAAATAGGTGAGGGGGGCTTGACAGATGCCTTCCTCCCATCTATACTTTAAATCTTGGGCAGGTGTCCGAGTGGTTAATGGAGGCGGACTGTAAATCCGCTGGCTCTGCCTACGGGAGTTCAAATCTCTCCCTGCCCACCTTGACGATTTTCTCAAAGACTGGTATAATATCAGAGTTGAGAAATCAACTGCGACACTCCCCTTCGGTAGGTTCAGGAGTGGCGGCGATAGGAACCTACTTATGGGCACGTAACTCAGATGGATAGAGTATCCGACTTCTAATCGGTTTGTCGGGGGTTCAAGTCCCTCCGTGCCTGTTGGAAACTTTATGTTTCCTTATATTCCCATCGACCGAGCAAGCGAACGGGCCCGACTGTTAATCGGAGATTGGTAGGGGCAGTACCTACGATGGGAGTTCTAACCTTTAAAATATTATAAATAATAATGTAGTTGGAGGTTAGAGTGTCTAGTAAAGCGGTTGTTCAATTTCGTCAAAGAAGAAAAAGATGGGCAGTTGAAGCATTTGGCGGTAAGTGTGGTATTTGTGGATATAGTAAATGTGTTGAGGCATTAGAGTTTCACCATATTGACCCTACACAAAAAGATTTTACACTAACCGCATCTGTAGCAAACAGACAAGTATTTGTTGAAGAACTTAGAAAGTGTGTTTGTTTATGTTCGAATTGTCATCGTGAAGTTCATTCTGGTGTTGCTAAAATTCCAGACAATGTGCTAAAATTTGATGAAAGTTTTTCGGATAAACCTTTGCCAGAAAAACCAAAACACCCCTGTAAAGAGTGTGGAAAACTTACAATTATCACTCAAACATTTTGTTCAGTAAAATGTTCTCGTAAAAGTAGAGAAGTTGCTGATTGGCCATCTAACCAAGAATTACAAAAACTAGTTCTTGAAAATGGATATTCTGCTACTGGTAGAATGTTTGGGGTTAGTGATAATGCTGTTAGAAAAAGGTTAAATAAAAGTGGTTCTGGGTGGAATTCCCAGCGGTTCCGTTAGGGACTGTCCTTTGTAGGTTCGATACCTACATCTTCCTTATGGGAGATAAGAACGGCTATTGGAGACCACTCGAAATCCTAAGTTTTCTTAGGTCGGGGACTTGATCACCCCCGTTCGTAACAGAAAATGCTGGACAAACTTTGGAGGTATAAACCCTTGCAAGGTCTCCCACCCCATTTGGGTGCCCTCCTGAGAACAGGAAAAATAAGGTTTGGTGTTTTCTTTTATCACTGCCCTCTAATGCAGTGAAAATCGCAGAAAGTGTCTTCTGCGGGTGTCGGGCACTCGATACCCATTTGCCCTTGTAGCTCAGCTGGTAGAGCACCGCTTTTGTAAAGCGGTTGTCGCAAGTTCAAGTCTTGTCGGGGGCTCTTGACATAATACTCATTATGCTTTATAATTTTCTGGTCCGTGTGAAGCGAAGATGCGCTGGGGTTCCGTGCCTGTGAAGAGGAAACTCTGAGGCTGGGTAAATCCCCACCATTGCGGAAGTAACTCAACGGTAGAGTCCCTGCCTTCCAAGCAGGTTGTTGCGAGTTCGAATCTCGTCTTCCGCTCTTAATCTTTCCTTAGTTGACAATCTAAAGAAAGTATTATAAAATACTCGGAGTCTTGAGAATCTCTTAAGACTCCTTTTATATTCTTTATAAGAAAACAAAAACTTATGAAACTCAAACAACTGATGCTTGCACCTGTTGCTCTGGGAATGGTTGCTCCTGTTGCTGCGAATGCCGCAGATCTTAATATGGCAGCAGTCAACCAATATGCAATTTCTGAGCAGGTCACAAGTGTCTCACAACTGTCTGATGTTCAACCTACAGATTGGGCATATCAGGCACTCAGTAACCTCGTAGAGCGTTATGGTTGTGTTGCTGGTTATCCTAACGGTACTTTTGCTGGTGCTAAGGCAATGACTCGTTATGAAGCAGCAGCACTTCTCAATGCTTGCCTTGATCGTGTAACTGAAAATACTGATGAACTCAAGCGCCTTGCTGATGAGTTCCGCAATGAACTTACTGTTATTCAGGGTTCTGTTGCTAAACTGGAAACTCAGGTTGGACAACTTGAAGCAACTCAGTTCTCCACTACCACTAAACTGCGCGGTGAAGCATCTTTCGTTCTTGGTAATGTGGATAACTACCAAACTAAGAGTGGTGATGTAACTCATGCTGCATTCAACTACGATTTGCGTCTGAACCTAGACACTTCATTCACTGGTAAGGATCTACTCAAGACCCGTCTGCGTTCTGCTAACTTTAGCAGTGATCCTTTTGGTTCCAGTTCTTCTCTGTTCAAACTGGACAAGGCAGACAACACTTCCAGTGAAGTTGGCAACAATGTAGTTATTGACCGTCTGTACTATCAGTTCCCTGCTTTCAATAACAAAGCAACTCTGACTGCTGGTGCTGCTGTTCGTAACACTGAAATTTCTTGGATGCCTTCTGCTTATAAGTCTGGTATTCTTGATTTCTTTGCTGTTGCTGGTACTCCTGGTGTTTATAACAAGGCAACTGGTGCTGGTTTTGGTGTTCAGTATGGTAAGAAAGGTCTTGTTGCTGGCGTAAACTATGTTGCCCAAGCAGGTCAAGATAGTTCTAAGGGTGAGTTTGATGAAACTGGTGCTCTGAATACTCTTGCACAAATCGGTTATCGTGGTACTAACTGGGGTGCTGCTTTCGGTTATCGTTATGGTACTGAAGGTACTCGTGTTCGTACTTATAACGGTCTGAATGGTGCTTCTGGTACTCTGGTTCCCGATCAAACCTCCAATGGTTATGCTCTGAATGCATACTGGCAACCCACCAAGTCTGGTATTGTTCCTTCTGTTTCCGCAGGTTATGGTTGGAACACTGTGAGTGGTACTCCTAGTGCTGCTACCGATAGTCAGTCTTGGTTTGCTGGTCTTCAGTGGGAAGATGTGTTTGTTGATGGTAACTCCGCTGGTGTTGCTATTGGACAGGCACCTACTGGTCAAGATTTGGAAAAGGCAACGATGCTTGAGATCTTCTACAAGTATCAAGTGTCTGATAACATCAGTGTCACTCCTGCTATCATCTACGGAAGTGATAATCAACGTCTTGCTAACAACTCCTCTAATTGGGGTGGTGTAATCCAGACTACTTTTAGGTTCTGATGGAAGAGAAAACTCGCATTTGTGCAAAGTGTGAACAAGAAAAACCACTCGATGTAAATCACTATCAAGTCGTTAAACATTTTAAGACTGGTTTTTCTTACTATTGTAACATTTGCGATAAACCTCTAAAAAAATAATAATATATAAGGGGAGGGGGGGTTGACAAAACCCCCTTTTCAATGTATTATAATTAACGAGTTAGGAGTTTTATGTCTCTTATTTCCCAACGTGATAGAGAAGTTGCTATTGAAGCACTTGATTTTTATCTTTTCAATAAAAAGTTTGATTTTAGTGAAGAGAAAACAATGGAAATTAATGCTCTCATCAATTGGATCAAACTAGAATATACAAAGCATGAAAATTAATCTCTGGTTTTGTAAAGATATGAATCAGTGGCGATGGACTCTTGTTGATGATCATCGCCCGATCATTAAACAGGAATCGGGTCAAAGAGAAAATCTTCGTGATGCTATGAATGATGTGGCAAATACAGTTGAATATCTTATGAGTCAATCCTGACTTTTAGGGCGATTAACTCAGCGGTAGAGTTCCTCGTTTACACCGAGGCAGTCGGCGGTTCGAATCCGTCATCGCCCATATATGTGTTATCTTAAATGAATATTGATGTTTATAATAAGCAAGGAGTTGTAGTTAACTCTATAAAAATATCAGACTCTATCGAATATGTTGATGGTAGAGTTAGTAAAGGTGATAAATGTTATTATAAGGGACTTGGAATTCCATATCATTTTCATCATATTCAACCAGAAGATATGTCTGATGAATATGATTTTGTTAATGTCTGTGATGTTTTTTATATTGGCAATGTAGTTTCCAAAAAGTCTTTTGTTGGAAAGTATGGTATCTTTCAAGAAAAGTATCAAACCCATTTTACGGATTGGATTGGTGCCTGTGGTGTAAAGGAATTAAATATTTTTGAAAACTTATATGATGAAGGTGGGTTTGAATTTAATGCTATTGACGTTCTTGGATATGAAACAATTGATGAAATTGAACAGCAATATTATCTCAAAGTTGATTATCCAAAGGGGAGAGATAATTATCTAACAAATCCAAATCCAAAACAACTCAGAAATCTTATTGATTATATGATTCAGAATGATTGGAATTTTCCTTGGGATAAAAATTCTATTTCTGATATTAATTCAGAATCAAAGGTTACTGATGTTGCAGATATTTTTAAATCAAATGAAATATCTCATAAAATTGGAACTGTATATTCTGTTTTGTATAGTTTGCAGCAATCAAGTCAAAATGATTATCTTGAGTTCTGTAAACAAAATTCTTTAGTTCATTCTAACAAAATAGGTTTTGTTATGAATGTTCTTATTCTTCTTCAACAAAATGATGTTGATGTTAGATTTTTGTATCAAAAAACTCCCTTTGAAACCTATAAAAAGATAATTTTTGAATACTTAATTGTTGGAAAGAATTGTGGTTTTTGTGGAGTTGGTAGTTGCAAAAGAAAAGAAGATTCGAATAAATCTTATGGTGAAGAAATTAAGCAAGAATATCTTAGAAGAGTAGGACTTGAGTTAGGTATATAAATATCTAAAAAACTGGTATAATGGAAAAGTTATATAAATTACTTTCTGATACTCAAGCAAGTCTTTTTGTTCTTTTTCAGAAGACTTGGGTTTATCATTGGCATGTCGTGGGTCCAGATTTTAAGCAGATTCATGACTTATTTGGTGAGCAGTATGCTTCTCTTCAAGAAGAAGTTGATCGTATTGCTGAGCATATGAGATTTCTTGAAATTAAACCAGTTAGTTCTCTGTCCAGAGTAGTAGAAGTTTCTGGTATTGGTGAAGCGAAGTCTAATATTTCCGAAATGGAAATGATTCGTGATTTGATGGAGGGTCATCAAAAAATAATCACCATGCTTTCTGATGCTGCTATTGAAGCAGATGAACAAAAATCAAGAGGAACAGTTAATCTTCTTGATGATTTAAATGAAGCACATGGTAAATTTCTCTGGATGCTTCGCTCGTTTACTGAAAAATAATTAACTTATTATAAAAATGGAAAATTTAAGAATTAGATGCCGCTCCTGTGGTAGGGAGTTAGAGGGGCATCCTACAAAAACTGTGACATGTGGTTGTCCAAATATGGCGACTATTCGTGGTGGAGTTATTTCAGCAGTTGACTTATCTAGTGTAGTTATGCTAAACTCTATAAACAATAAATCTAAAAAAGGAATTCTTACGAACGAAGACATTGCTTGGCAAGAAGCACGTCGCCAACGTAAAGTAAGACGTTTAGATTTTGAAGTCCGTTAAGGATTTTTATCGGAAGATTGGCCGAGTGGTTGATGGCGATAGTCTTGAAAACTATTAACGTTAGTAGCGTTCCAGGGTTCGAATCCCTGATCTTCCTTGTTACAAATATTACAAAATTTTAGATTTTTTTAATCTATATTTTCGTATCAACACATAGTTGACAAAGTAAAAGTACTCACTAGCATAACTAGTAGTATTCAATCTAAAACCCTATGGATCAGCACACCTATGATAACTGGGTGAAGATCAAGGAGACTTTTGAAGCCTCTGGGAACATGGACAATATGTTCTACAAGAGAGCAGTCGAAATAGTCAAAACCCGCAGAGATCCTCTTGCAAAGTTTCTTGGAGACGAGAAATGATGGAACCATTCGATGATGATTATGTAACTCGTACAGAAGTACAGGAGATGATCGATGCAGCAATACGACGACACAACCGTAATGCTTCTATCATTAGTATGTGCGTCGGTTGGGTGGTTCTTGCTTTATTTGCTGAGGGACTTTTAAGGTTGATCGGTGTTATTCCACCATTACTTCCATTTCTTAAAATCACTTTAAATTAACTATGTTAGAAGAAGATTATAAACAACTTTATGATCTCATACAAAAATTAAAAATGCAAGAACTTTTTGAAGAACCTTCTAGTTACGAGGACGAAGAGGATGATTAAAACATTTGTATCTTCTATTTTACTTTTTTCTTCAATCGGATTATTCATTTGTTGGGGACTCACTCATGCATATCCACGATAAACAAAAGTATCACTTCGCTATGTCATCGTTTGTGAGAATGTATGGACACTCTATTCTAAATAATCATGATATCAAACAGTTTTGTATAGAATGGTCTGGGTGGGGTGTAAATGCTCCTCTGAGGGGTCTTAATGAGGCAGACCAGTATTTTTACTTTGAATATAAGAATTGGAGAGGAAGATGATCTTTCGTGTTGTAGAATACCTTGCCCAGAGTCCAGTCTGGTTGTTTATGTGTGGGTTGGGCTTGACAGTGGTGCCTTTTATGGGTATAATGTTTGTACACCGCACTAAATAACGGTGTAACGGGGTGTAGCTCAGTTTGGTAGAGCACTCGCTTTGGGAGCGAGATGTCGTAGGTTCGAATCCTGTCACCCCGATTGCCAGTTTCTTCACTGGCACACTTGACACAAAGTCTCAAACACCTTATAATAACTAGGTCAACAAGTAAAACAATGTCTCTGATCCAAAAATTCAAGAAAGATGTTAGCACTCTTCGTCTCGCTGCTAACGGAGAAATCTACCTTGATGTAAAGAGTCCGAAACTTTATAAAAAGGTCCGTCGTTTTTATGAGAACGAAGGGGTAGTATTTTCTGGTGACCCTCTTGATGATTACGAAATGCTTATGGAGTACATCGCTCAAGATCTTGAAACTATTGAGGTTGCATGAAAACCAAAGTTCTTCTGGAACGTGAAGGATACCGCTTTATTGAAGCAGGTATTCTTGAGATAAACGATAAACCCGATTATCGCTTGCAAAAGCAAAATTATTATACCAAACGCTGGAATGACATTTATCTTTTTGATAACGGTCTACAATGTTCTACTGCAATGGAAGATTTTGAATATGCAAAATGGTTAGATCCAGACAGAGTTCCTTGTTATGTAAGAGACAATGATGAATAGTCTCGGAGTAGACTTAAAACTCTGCCCTGGTCGGTGATGAAAACCCCTTATGTCTAAATCTAGTATCCTGAGATACATCGGGAACTTTCTCCTTTTACTTGGTTACCAAATCATGTTATGGGGAGATTTCAAAAATGGTTTGATGATAAAGTTTATCGGGGGACTACTCGGTATTCCTTTTGCAATCAAACTTAAACTTTGGGATGTGTTATTTTTAATCGCATTCTTTGGTATTACCGAGATATCAAAGTTAACCCAACTTTTCTTGGTTTCCTAAAACCAAGTGGTGGAGTCAAATATGACCCTATTATGAGTTTACTGCCTCTCTCAAGGGCAGTTGGTGCGGATGGGACTCTCTCCCGCCTGGTTTCCAATTTCCAGTCAAAGAATTGGTGGCGAGCCTGAGTTACCAAAGGTGGGTTGCATAAACCCACCTTTTTTAGTATAATAGAAAGACAGTAAACTGGTTTGTATGAACTTACACTTAACTTACTTTGGAGATACTAACTTCTCCATTGGTAAGAATAGAATACGAAAGCAAGCAGAAGATTTTGGAGTATTCAAGTCAATTCAAGAATTTGGTGAAGAAGATTTAACTGGAGATTTTTGGGAAAATAATGCCAGTAAGATGATGATCCAACGTAGTGGAATGTCTGATCGTTTTTATGGTTATTATGCTGCCAAATCTTATTTTGTTGGAGAGGCACTCAAAAATATACCAGAAGGTGATGTTCTTTTATATGTTGATTCTGGATGTGAATTAAATAAAAATGGTTTGAATAAATTAAATCAATATTATCAAGAATGTCTGGAAACTTCTGGAGTTTTCTTTACACTAGATCTTCCAGAAATTCAGTGGACAAAGATGGATACTTATCGTAGAATTGTGGGGAATAACGATGTGTATTTGATGACCAGACAAATTATTTCTGGTATTTTCTTTATTAAAAATAACGATTTGATGAGAGGTATTGTTGATAAATGGAAAACTATATCTGTAGAAGATAATGGTAGATATCTTGATGATAGTCCATCAAATCAACCAAATGATTCAATCTTTAGAGAAAATAGACATGATCAATCTATTTTGTCTCTTATAATGAAAGTGGAAGCAGAGTCTCATGATTTTACTTTTCATGAAGACGATACTTATGAAACAATTTGGAATGCTGCTGGATTATCTGGCGTTCCAGTTGGTCAACAACAAGCACAAATTTGGAATACATTTGGTAAAGAATATCCAATTTGGGCTACACGAAATGGTCAAGTAGATTTTACTAATTGTCAAGCATGAAAAAAGCACTTATTACTGGTATTACAGGGCAAGATGGATCTTATCTTGCAGAACTTCTTTTAGAGAAAGGTTATGAAGTTCATGGTATTATTCGTAGGTCGTCTTCAATTAATACCTCCAGAATTGACCATATCTATTCAAAAATTAAACTTCATTATGGTGATCTCACAGACTCTACAAATCTTGTAGGTGTTATTCAGTTAGTGAAACCTGATGAGATTTATAATTTAGGTGCTCAGAGTCATGTTAAAGTGTCATTTGAGACTCCAGAATATACTGGTCAAGTAGATGCTCTTGGAACTCTTCGTGTTCTTGAAGCGGTTCGTCTTTTGGGTATGGAAGATAGGATTCGTATTTACCAAGCATCTACCAGTGAATTGTTTGGACTTGTTCAAGAAATTCCTCAACGTGAAACAACTCCTTTCTATCCCCGCTCTCCTTATGGTGTAGCAAAGATTTATGGATATTGGATTACTAAGAATTATCGTGAATCTTATGGGATGTATGCTTGCACTGGAATTCTCTTTAATCATGAGTCTCCCCGTCGCGGAGAAACCTTTGTAACACGCAAGATCACGCGAGGACTTTCAAGAATTTCTTGTGGGATGCAAGATGTTCTTGAACTTGGTAATCTGAACGCAAAGCGTGATTGGGGTCATGCAAAGGATTTTGTGGAAGCGATGTGGATGATGCTTCAACAGGATCAACCAGATGATTTTGTAATTGCAACTGGTGTACAATATTCTGTTAAAGAGTTTGTAGAGGAAGCAGCACCTTATTTTGGTATGAAGATTGCGTGGGAAGGTGAGGGATTAAATGAAGTCGGTATTGATAAACTTACTAAAAAAACAGTCATCAAGGTTAATCCTAAATATTTCCGACCTGCTGAAGTAGAGACTTTATTAGGTGATGCCACTAAGGCAAAAGAAAAACTAGGTTGGGAACCTAAGATTTCTTTCAAACAATTAGTTGAGGATATGTGTATTCATGGACAATGATTCTAAAATTTTTATTGCAGGACATAGAGGACTTGTAGGTTCTGCAATTTCTAGACATTTGACATCTAATGGTTATACGAATCTTTTGACTCGTTCTAGAGCACAATTAGATTTGAGAATTCAGAAAGATGTTGAAGAATTCTTTGCAGAAGAAAGACCTGAATATGTTTTTCTTGGTGCGGCAAAAGTTGGTGGTATTGGTTACAATAAAGTAATTCCTGCAGACTTTATTCGGGAGAACCTACAGATTCAAACAAACGTAATTGATGCTGCATATCGCAACGGTTGTAAGAAGTTGTTATTTCTGGGTTCTGCTTGCATTTATCCCAAACTTGCTCCAGTCCCCATCAAAGAAGAGTATTTGATGACTGGACCGCTTGAAGAAACTAACATTTCATATTCTCTGGCAAAGATTGCTGGATATATGATGTGTAAAAAATATACAGAACAATATGGATTTCCAACTGTTTCTGTGATGCCAAATAACCTTTATGGTATCAATGACAATTTTATCATCGAACAGTGTCATGTAATTCCAAGTTTTATTAATAAGTTTGTGAGTGCAAAGGACTCTGGAGATTCAAGTGTTATGTGTTTTGGTGATGGAAGTCCAACTAGAGAATTTCTTTTTTCTGATGATCTTGCAGATGGTTTGGTGTTCTTGATGAATAATTATGATGATCCCGAAATCATTAACATTGGTCCAGAAAGAGAAGTGAGTATTAAAGAACTTTCTGAGATCGTATCTAAACTTGTTGGTTATGAGGGAGAATTGATTTGGGATACTTCTAAACCAAATGGCACTCCTCGCAGAGCATTAGATACTTCAAAGATGGATTCTCTTGGGTGGAAGGCAAAAACTTCTTTGGAAGATGGTCTAAAAATCACTATCGATTGGTTCTTGAAAAATAGGAGTAACTATGTCCGACTATAAGTGGCCACTTATGAAAAATTCTATCTCTTTATGGGATAGAATTCAACTTGCCAAATTTGTTTTAACCTCTGATAAGTTTACTCAGGGTGAAAATGTTGAGCGATTTGAAAAGGAGTGGTCAAAATGGTTGGGTTGTAGATATTCTTTATTTGTAACATCAGGAAGCACTGCAAACTTTTTATTAGTCTCTGCTATAGTAGAAAAGTATGGACTACAAAAAGGTGATAAAGTCCTAGTTCCGTCTTGCACTTGGGTTACAAATATCAATCCAATTATTCAACTAGGACTTACACCTATTTTTTGTGATGTGAATCTTGAGAATTATAGTTTTGATCTAGATAATCTTAAAACTATTTCTGAGATTCATCCTGACATTAAGTTGGTATTTGTAACACACCTACTAGGCATCCCTGCGGAAATTGAAGAGTATAAGAAGATACTTCCAAATGTATTGTTTATTGATGATGTCTGCGAATCTCACGGATGTCTTGATAAAAATGGAAATAAAATAGGAAAGAATAGTCTGGGAGCAACTTTTAGTTTCTACTTTGGGCATCATATGTCTACTGTAGAAGGTGGAATGATCTCTACTGATAGTTGGGAACTATATGATTTGATGAAAATGAAGAGATCTCATGGACTAGCAAGAGTCTCAGATCAATTTAAATACTATCAGAATCAGAATCCAGAAATAGAAAAATCATTTCTATTTGTAAGTGATGGATATAATTTCAGGAATACAGAATTTGGTGCAGTATTGGGATTGTCTCAACTCAAAAGATTAGATAATTTTATTAATAATAGGGATAGGGCATATTCCAGATTTGTGCAAATTATGTCTTCTTCAAAAAATAGAGACAATTTTTATCCAATAGTGTATAATGAAGGGAACAGTTGTTTCTGTTTCCCTTTTATTTGCAAAACTAAAGAAATTAAAACAAGACTAATTTCTTTACTAAACAAATATAAAATTGAATATAGACCTGTGGTTGGTGGAAATCTTTTGAGACAACCTTATCTTAAAGGATATTCGATCACTGGAAAAGCAGAAAACTTAAATGTGGATATTCTCCACGAAAATGGTATCTACATTGGAAATAATCAATTTGTTTCTAGTAAAGATATGAATCTTTTAGAAAAAATCTTAGGAGAGTTATGAGTAAGTTTGGCGATTTGATTGATCAGTGTATCAAGGAAACAATTGATGAAGTTCTTTCTCGTAGAGAACTTCCTGATGTTGAATATATTGAAACTGATAATCTGGGTGAAGTGATTGAAAAACTTTCTATTCTTCACACTCGTATGTGGATGTTAGAAGATGCAATTCAAGAAGCAAAGACTGATGCTGAAGTTGCTGAACTAAAGCGTAAGATTGATATTTGCTTTAAGGTAAAGCGTCCTCGTCTTGTACAAGCAGTAAATCTTCTTGTAGATAATGCTATTGCAACTGGAAGAACTCTACGTGAAGATTCTGTAAAACTTTATAAAGGGGTGGAGTGAAATGTCCCTGAAATATATTCATCATCATCTAGGACTGGGAGACCATATCATTTGTAATGGTATGGTCAGGCATATGTGTAAAAAATATGATAATATAGTTCTTTTTTGCTATTCTCACTACTATGAGAATATTGACTACATGTATCGTGATTTGAATAACTTAGAGATTTTTACATTCGATAAGGAGGAAGAAGCAATTCTTTTTGTAGAAAATAATTCAACTGTAAAGAATAATTTGCTGAAACCTGGATTTGAAAATCTTGATAGTTGTTTAGATCAAATGACATTTGATGAAGCATTTTATTATCTTGCTGGACTGGATTTCAGTGTTAGATTTGATGAATTTTATTTCGAAAGAGATCTTGAAAAAGAAGAAGAGGTATGTCAAACCTTAAATCCAAATAATGAAAAATATATTTTTGTTTTAGATGATCCTAAGAGAGGTTATGTCATTGACATGACTAAAGTTACGGAAGAATATAAAGTAATTCGTAATGATTATCAGTTTAAAATGTTTGATTATATTAAACTTCTTGAAAATGCAGAAGAAATTCATATGATGCAAACTGGATTTTTAGATTTGGTTAACTCTTATAAAATGGAAAAACCAAAAATCTATAGGCATAAGTATGTCAGAAATTATCCAGATGCTATTCACTCTAAAGGATTGAATGAGGTAATTAATATTGACTGAGACTGGATATATTTCTTTTTCTGATCCAAGATTTAATTATTCCTATAAGGGATTTTGTTCCATTGTTTGTGGAATCATTGACATGGCAATGGAACATTATCTTGATAAAAATAATTTTAATCTTCAGATCACTGAATCTCAAACTCTAGCATTGTTTGATGATATTTCTCCTAAAACAAATGAAAAATATGACGTAGGATCTTGGTGGTTGGAAAGATATTTTTCAAATCAAATTTTTCAGTCTCAATATAATGCTCATACTCCAGCAAATGTAGACAACTTAAAAATTAAGAATGAAGTTTATAATAATATTCTAAAAATAAAAGATGAGTATCTAATTAAATATCAAAATAAAAAAATAGAACTTGGTATTGATGATGATACTTTGGGGGTACAAATTAGAGGAACAGATAAGAGTGAAGAACTTCCTGAAATAAAGTTAGATACAATCTATACTTTAATTGATAGTGTAAAAAAAGAAAAAATATTTGTTGCTACTGATGATAAACGATATCTTGATTCATTGCTGAACAGATATGGTAAAAGAATTATTTACGATTCCTCTCTTAAAATAAGTTCCAATTCTCAATCTCTTCATCATAACTGCTCAAACAGATTTGAAATAAATGAGGAGGTATTATCTAGTGTATATTTACTTTCAACCTGCAAATACTTTTTGTATAGTTTTTCAAATGTGAGTTTATTGGCACTTATTATGGGAATCAACAATTTTAAATTTATCGATTACTTAAACAAATGATTAGCATTATTACTGGAACACTAAATCGTGTAGGTATGCTTCCAACTCTCATCGCAAATACTGTTCTTTCTGATGAGAGATTGGAATTGGTATTGGTTGATGGTGGTAGTACTGATGGTACAGTTGATTATATTAAGAAATTAAATCATCCACAAATTAAATTAATTGAAGTTGGAGGGCGCAGTCCTTATCCACACTTCATGAACCTTGCCATTCAAGAATCCACCCATGATGTTGTATGCCAATGGAATGATGATGTGATCTTATGCAATGAATGGTCAGAAGTATTTCTCGAACTTCAATCAAATCATGATTTTTATCTTTTTAATTGGAAGTATGGATCTCTGGAAGATTCTAAGAATCCGGAATGGTTGAAGGGTGTTGATCATACTTCTGGATGGTGCCTTTGTAACGTTGCCAATTCTGGTGGCGAAATTGTAATGAATTATGGATTATACCGTAAGAAAATTTTTAAAGAAATTGGAATGTATAATCCAGAATATCAATATTATTATGCAGATGGTGATATGGCATATCGGGCATATGCTTTTGGATATAAGGTAAAGGATCTGCGGCATATTAGGGTTTGTTCTTTACCTGCAGGGAAAATTGCAATTCCATATCAGTCCGATAAAGATGCATATGAAAAGAATCTTTCACTTTACAAGCAAAAGATTCTTCCAGAGTCTCTTCAATATC